ATGGTGCACAATGGGAAATAAATAAATTTTATATTGTTTATAAAGATCGTATCGTGCTTGAATTCTACGATCATTATAGAGAAGAACAACACAAGTTTCAAAAAAACAAACGATATATAGATTTATGGATAGACAAGGCCATTTATGTATGAGTAAACATCAAGGCTTTTTTCTTTTTTGGTTTTGAATGTAAAGGTTCAAAGATGGTATGCCGAAATGGACCAAATATGGTAGCCCATGCGCGTTCCGTGTAATGTCCGACTTCTGGATTAGAATGGACAGATAATTCATCCATCAGTTGTTTATATCGTGATGGGTGATGCTGTAGAATGTCACGCTTGTCTATTGAAAAAACACCATAGTAACAATGCATCCCTACATCGTGAAAGCCGTGACGTAAAAACCAGTTTCCAAAAGGACGCTGAGGGCATGGATATACTTTGGTTTCATTGTTCAACAATTGATTGTTTGAATGTTGACAACAATACTCTTCTTGTGAAAAATCTAAAAATTTTTTATAAATGGATTCTGTTTCACCACCTATAAAAAAAGCTCTTTTTTTTTGAAGAATACTCAACAGGATCTTGACAGCAATTTTCTTTTTATAAGGCATATCGGTAGATCCTGGTAAAAAGACAACAGTATTTGGTAAAGAATGATACTGCGACACTACGTGATGTAGGTAAGTGTGATCGCACCTACCTACATTGGGAAGAGTGATCACTTTGGTGACGTATTTTTTTTCAAAGTTTTCATTGATACCTTTATTGTAGACTGTATAAGTGAATTGATGAAAAGGATATTCCAAGGTCCATGATAAGTCTTCATTGTATCTGGAAACACAAATCATTACTTATAACTTATATTTTCCCCAGGACATTCCTTTCCCATTTTCATAATCTCTTTTTCCCATTTTCAACATGTCTGATTCTAGCCATACTTGCGTAGGACCTACTGTATAAGGATGAACCCATTCAGGGGTATACATGGTATCATCCATGATGACAATAGTTCCTGGATGAGCTAATCGCTTTGCGTTCTGTAAATCAGCAAGGGCTACTGCATAATCATGGCCACCATCAATAAAAATAACATCAAACGTTCCATTACAATGGGGTACCGTGACGGTAGAATCGCCGAGAATCAAGGAATGTCTTCCTGGATAATAAGCATCTATGTACTCTTTGGCGTGAGCGACGTAAGAGTGTTCTCCTAAATCAAAGGAGGTTACATGAGCAGACGTATATTTTAAAAAGAGTTCAGATGAATGGCCTGCATTGAATCCAATTTCCATGATTCTTTTGGCACCACGTGTGAGCTGAAGTAAATCGTGTACTTGAGGGGGACACGTTTGACAATATCCTTCAAAAGAGGTAAACCCACGATCGTTTAAAAATTGGGTAATATTCATGCTAAATCATTTTATTAAAAAGGGTCAAATCTTCTACTTCATTCAAATTGTGTGCGTGAAAACTTTCTAGTATCTTCTCTATGGTTTCTTCTCCTCCGATGTCGGCTCTACCTCGTTGACGAATATAGATAAATTCTTCCAAGGTTTTGGTCTTATAATGATTGATTTGAATGACACTGAGGTCAGCCGCGTGATTCCATGGGCCTTGGATAATGGTACCATTCGTACATTTGATATGTCCCTCTTTTACGTCAACGTCATGTACCGTATTGTATTTTATAAAAGAAGAAGTTTGGAAAAGTGTTTTGATGTGTGGATCGCCGTTACGCTGACACCAGGTAAACCTCTTACGTAAGGGTTCATTGGTAAACGTTTTAAAAGAGTCACCAAAAAATCTCCAATTGATACCGATGCCGACACAATCACCTGTTATGTACTCTTGAATAAATTCTTGGATAGTGGTATGTTTTTTCAAGACGATGAACTCATCGCAATCCAAATGAATGGCATGTGTTGCATCATGCATAAAGTCTTTCTCAAAACATTCTAATGCTTTGTATTGCATGACCTTTCCTGGAAAATGAATCACGTGTACGTTAGGAATCCCTATACGGTGATAGGTAGGTACATCTTCATTATCATAGATATAAATGGTATCAAACCCAATGGATAAATGATGGTTACAAAATTCTTCTATGTAAAGATGTTCTAGTTTGGCAATACAAACTAAAACAACTTTCATACTGTAATGTCAAGAAAACAAATTAAACGTACCCGCGTACGTTAACGTATGGAAAAGTTAGATTATTATGTAGAACACAAGCAAATTCCGAATTTATTGTTTCATGGTCCTTCTGGGAGCGGGAAAAAGACCATTCTTCAAGCTTTTTTGAAACGTCTTTACCCTGATAAAGATACACTGGAACAACAAGTCATGTACGTAAATTGTGCTTATGGAAAAGGAATCAAATTTATAAGAGATGAAGTGAAATATTTTTCTAAAATGAATACCCATAGTTTATTCAAATCCGTCGTTCTATTGAATGCAGAAAAGTTGACACCGGATGCCCAATTTGCTTTGCGCCGATGCATAGAGCAATTCAGCTATAATACGCGCTTCTTCATGGTAACAATAGACAAGTACAAGTTGATTCGCCCCATTCTTTCACGATTCTCTGAAATTTATATCACTAGTCCGATCAATTTACATGAAGTGGGATTAAAAGCCTTTGCCTTTGACACATACGAAGCCATGCAGCGAGCATCCTTTGAAGAGATCATGACCCGTCTCACAAAAGAAAATATTCAACACACTGCTCACGAGTTATACGAAGGGGGGCATTCTGCATTGGATGTAGAAAAATGGGTCAATGCGCAACCGGATAGTATAGAAAAGTATCGTTGGATTCTTTACTTTCATAAGATAAGAAGTGAGTGTCGTAACGAAGAACTCTTGCTGTATTTAATGTTGCACTTTTATACTTATGATTTATCCCTTTCTTTTTTTATGTAACCACTATATGAGCCGCAAAAATAGAATCAAATGGGGAATTGTCTTGACCACTACGGTCCATGTACATAATGTAGGATTGAAACAAAAGAATAAAGAAGAGCGTATCCAAACGTATTTGGCTTCTATTCATCAATGGTTGCTTACGGATTTACCCATTGTAGTGGTAGAGAATTCAGGGTATACGTTTCCTGAGCTAAAAGGGACACGTGTAGAGGTGATTTCATTTAAAAGTATGGATGATGTAGAGTTTGTACATTTCATGAAATTTTTAAACTTGAAAGAAAAAGGGTTATATGAAATACACTCCTTACATTATGCATTGAAACATTCGCGATTACTGAAACAATGTACCCATTTGATGAAAGTAACGGGAAGATATTTTATTCCATCGTTAGAAGGAATCTTACAATCACTTCCTTATTCTACAAAAGCGGTGAGACAACATAATTCGGAACAATGTGAAGTAATCGGATGTAGAAAGGATTATTTTGATGATTTATTTAATTATATAGTTCTTACAAAAGATAATACCTTGACCGATAATGTAGAAGCAGTCTATCAATATAGATTAAGTTTGATACCTCATGTGGTGTTGCCTGTGATGCCTATTTCACCCACAAAAAGTGGTGGGTATGGTATAATCAGAACATCATTATAATGAATAAACGAATAAACGAATAAACTTTTATTTTATGTAAAACTATGTGGGCGATTCTATTAACAACAACGGTGAATGTTCATGATACGAATTATCTTCATCAAAGAAATAAAGAAGAACGTATTCAAACCTATTTAACATCTATCCAACAATGGTTACTTACTGATTTACCCATTGTAGTAGTAGAAAATTCAGGGTATACGTTTCCAGAGTTAAAAGGGACACGTGTAGAGGTAATTACTTTCAACAGCATGGATGATAAACCATTTCATTCTTTTTTAAAGACCTTGATAAAGTTAAAAGGAAAAGGATTGTATGAAATCCATTCTATACGCTATGCATGTGAACACTCACATATTCTAAAATCGTGTACCCATGTCATGAAAGTAACCGGTCGTTACTTTATACCATCCTTAGAAAGAATCATACAATCGCTTCCTTCTTCTACAAAAGCAGTGAGACAACACAATGCGAATCAATGTGAAGTCGTTGGATGTAGAAAAGATTATATAGATACTATTTTTGATTATCTTGTGACAAAAGATCATACCTTGACCGATCATGTAGAAGATGCCTATGAATATAGAATGTGTTTAATACCGCATGAAGTGTTACCCATTATGCCTATTTCACCCACCCAAAGAGGAAGTTACGATGAAATCAAAACATTCTTATAAAAATATATAGAGATATTCTCGCAATCACGTTCATGGATGACAATCACGTACCTACGCTTCAAACGTCCCAGCAAGAATGGGCCCTACGTTTATCTCGTGTCATTCATCCTCTTCTCTATGAGGGCATCCAGGCCATGTTTCAAGAAGCGGTAGGCATCTGTAAACAATCTGAAGAAGAGGATAAATATTTAATGACTTTTCAAAATATTTTAGCACGTATCCCCAAGTGGAACGAAGAGATTGTCAAGAAGGAAACCGCACGTATCATTGAAAAGAGTGGTTGCTCCTATCTAGAAGATTTATTGACCTGTGTCCATATTGCCCAGTTGAAGATCCTCTCTTCCATTCGTACGGGAAAGTCACAGAAAAAGGTAGAGATTGACATTCCCAAGTTGAATGGATTTGTACACAAGGTGTACATTCATATTTCACGTGAACTGTACGCCAACGTCTACTTGTTTGAAAAGGGAATTTCACCGTTGGTCTTTCAACAAAATAGGAGTAAAGTCAATGAAATCATCAAGGAAGCCATTTTGAATGCCATTCGGGATAGTATTCCTGTAGAACAGTTACTTCGTGCTTACCTGGATGAAACAACAGATTTCATGAAGGAAGTACCGAAGGAAGAACCAAAGGTAGAGAAGGAGTTGAAGTTTTCCAATCAAGATTCGGCGATTTCGGTGAACAATGAGGCAATGGTGATTGAAGCACCGAAAGACGTGGATACGTTGGAAAAGATTGCAGAGCAACGAAATATTCAGAGAAAAGCAGAAGAGGCTGCAGAGGCCGAGGAAGATAAGGTAAAGATATCAGATGAAGTGGTCATTATTGATGTAGAGGAGTTGACACCAGTCAAAGTAGAGGAGTTGCCGAAAGAGAAAAAGGAACCAGAGATTGATTTAGGAATTGAAATTTTATCTTAAACGTCTAGTACGTCTTTT